ATCTTCTACACCTAAAACATCACCACCACCATCAGTGTCTGGAGTTGTCATGATGTATAATGAGTCAGCTCTATCTGTTTCAATCATATCGATAGTCGCTTCAACCAAGTTAGTATTATCAAAGTTATCAATACCAGGAGTAGCAAATACGTTAATGTTAACAGCTTCTGGGTTTTTAAATGTCCAGATTGCTTCTAAGTAAGCATAGTAATCAGAATTGATACCTAAGTCACCATTTGTAAGTGTTCTGTTAGTGAAAGCACCACTAGATAAACCTTTTTGTCCGTTAACACCATTGATGATGAAACTATCTAAGTTCGTTCTTCTAGTTCTGTAAACATCCCATCCATCATAACCACCGTATGGTGCAAATGTAAATTTACGAGCGTAAATTTTTTCGTATGGTCCGTTAACCAATCCATTATCAGTTCTAAATTGCCAGTCACCTGTGTCAAACAAGAAGATTGGGCTATAAGTACCACCTGTATTGTTGATAACTACAGTTACATTATCAATTGTAGCAGCAGACGCATCGATATCCATGTGGAAACCGTTAGTCATACCTGTCCACATATCTGGAGAGATTGTTTGTGGTTGACCTTTGTAATCAAAGAAGTCAGCATCAATACCAATAGTCTCAGAAAGTCCTAAATAATATTTACGTTTGTTTTCAAATGCTCCGTATTCAGTTTTGTATGTTAATTTAGGGTCAATAACTGTTGGGTTATTTAATTGGTAATCACGTACTGGGTAACCTACGAAACCAGCTGGGAATGCATCACTAGTGTTAGATGAATCATCTAATTCACATAATACATAAGTAGATTTAGAAGGGTAGAATCCATCAAGAGTACCTATTCTTCTACCAATGTAATTGTTAGAAGTTGGGTCCATTGTACAACGACTGAATGATTCCAACACTGTTGGTTGAGCATCAGTATCGTAGAAAGCTCTAATTACAACATCAAACTCTTTAGTATCTAATTTAATGTTTCTAATAGAGATTTTGAATTGTTCGTTTGCAGCGTTACCATCAGAGATAGTCCAGAATCTAAACAATCTTAATAATTTATTACCACGTAACTCAGATACAACGTAAGGTGTTACTGCTGGTTGGAATTGTTGTTGGTAATCAGCGAATTCAGTATCGTAATCAACAACGTTATATTCAATACCGTATATTTTATTTTCAGTGTTAAGTTTTTCAAACATTTTGCTGTAGAATTCTTCTACAAATAATGGAGTGTTACCATCTGGAACTGTTCTTCCTAATACTCTAGGTAAGTAGTTCTTTTTAGTTTTATCCAAAGACATTAAGTTATTAAACACACCTTGAGTGTTAGATACACCTGTAAGAGCGAAATCACCTAATGGGTCATTCATAGCACCAGTAACACTTGGGTCAAACACAACAGCGTTTGTTATACCTGTAACTTCAAATGCTGGGTATTGTGTGTCAGAGTTGATTCCACCTCTAGAACGTAACAATGCTACCAGCTTGTTTTCAACATCAGCATAAGCACTACCATTATACAATGTGGTAACACCACTAGTTGTACCAGTAATAAATGCACCAGATGGGTCAGCACCTTTAGCTGTTAAATATAATTCGAAAGCGGCACCATCAAAATTAGAACCAGTTTTGATAAAACTAGCTGGGAAATCAGAAGTATAACCAACATTAGAGAATGTTAATACAGATAATCCACTCACTAACGTACCATTATCGATAAGGTCTTGAATAATTGGTTCAGCAGAAGTCAAAGTTACCATTGTACCAGCAGACGTTGCTGTAAATGAAATTAAAGGTTGTGTACCACCTGTGTAAGTGTTAGTACCTGTTATTACTACTGTAGCTGGGTCCAATGCACCTTGAAGGGTAATACCCCAAGCCAATCCAGCATCATAACCAGAAAAACCTAATACTCTAGTAACGAATAATTGATTTGATTGTGTTAAATATGATTTTGCAATGTATGGAAGTTCATATTTTGGAGCTCCATTGTCTTTGATTTTTGTTGGGTTTGTCCCACCAAAGAAAGATTGGAATTCACCATAGTTGCTAACAAAGATTGGTTGAAAAGCTGGTCCAATTGTTGTTTCACCAACTAACCCCAATGTTGTAACACCTACTTGACGTGTAATAAAACTTAAGTCTTTTTCTGAAGTGTATACACCAGGACTTACGAATACTTTTGTTGCCATTTTTTAAGATTTTATTTTTTTGTTATTATTTACTTTATAGTTTTCTTTATTATAAATATTCAGTTTTTTTCAAAAGTAGGGTCGTTTAAAAAGATAAATTCGTTTTAGTATGTTTTTTATCATACTTTTGTCATACTTATAATAAAAAAGGCCATGAAAAGGGATAAAAACTTAAAAATAACACCACCTACCCACGAACTATTAAAAAAGTATTGTGAGGATAATGGTCTCAAAATGTTTGCATTTGTGGAAAAACTTATTCGAGAAAAATGTACCCCGAAGAAAGATTTATATGATGAATAAGTTATCTAGCAACTTCTGTAATTTTTACATAAAACCCACTATTATTATAGACAGTAATAGAGTCGTCTGAAGAATCTCTTCTAACATTTACCGCCCAACCATATCCAGTTGTGCTACCATTAGTTACTCTACCAGCCAATGGGAATAATGTACCACTTCGTGTACCACCACCAGAACCATTAGCCCAAACTTGACGTTGAACACCAATTTCAGTTCCATTCCAAGTTATTTGAGAAAAGAATGAATCAGCAGAGGCACCATCAACAAAATACATGGCATATACTTCAAAGAAAATATAAGACGATGAAGAAAGAGGTGTATAAGTTCCAGAAACTACACTAGTATAAGTGTTTGTGCTATTGGTGTAGTTTGAATTAAAACTTAAATCACCAGCACTAAATAATTTAGTTTGAATTGTTTGTCCAGCTCTCCACGCATTTGTTTTTACAAAACCATTAACTACTATATTTCCAGATGTATCAATAGCCATTTTTACAGCTCCACCAGACTCATTTAAGTTATTTGTAATACGGAATAACTGACCACTTAAAACATCGTAACTACCATTCCATGTATCTAGACCATAGTTATTATTGTTTGCATAATACATTAAAACTCCTGGTGAGTCATTGCTATTATTATCTAATAAGATATCACCAGTAGCATACCCAGATTTTGTAAATGTTCCATTACCTAAAAATGTTGTGCCAGTTACTGTTGTGTTTCCATTGATAGTTAAACCAGTAACAGTATTGAATAATACATTGAACGTACCGCCAGTATTGTTGGTGAACGTAAAATTATTATTTGAATATGTTGCACCTGTTTGTCTTATATCAATTGGTAAGTTAAGATATGTTGTCGCAGATATAGTTGTCGCAGATAAAGTTCCAGTAACTTTGTAACTACCATCTAATGTTTTTGAATTCTTCCAAAGACTACTAGATGAATTATACGAGATTAAATCACCATTAGTTACACCAGTTATTAAAACATCGTGTATCTCATTAAGCTCAAATCCATTTTGAGGTCTAACAAAAATTTCACCGTTATTTGTTTGTGCTCTTGTAACAACACCAAGATAAACCAAGTGTGCTGGTGCTACTGGTTTATTTAATAAACCAAAAATAAGATTACCGTTCGTGCCCAACCACACAGCGTCACCCGCATTTGCTGCACCAGTATTCAAACCAGCCAACAAGCCTTCAGTGATAACAAACCCTTGACCATTTAATGCTAAATTTTGAGCCAATAAACCTAAAGTTTTAGATGATGTAGCTTCAGTAGTATTACTAGCTTTAGAAACTATTATATTCGTACCATTGGCACTAGAAACATAAACTGCTTGACCTTTATTAATTGCTTCTCCAGCTTTAACTTCATGTTTTAATTGGCTGGTCCAGTTAGCATAGTTATCAATCCATTCAACATTGTAATTTGTGCCGTCTATTTTTGCTAAAATTTGACCAGCAGTACCAGAAACAGGTAAATCATTTGGTAAATTATAATATGTTGTTGCACTAATCGTGTTAGCTGATAAACCACCCGTAAATATAGTGGCACCAGATACAGTACCACCCGTAAATTGAACTACAGTGGTGCTTCCGCTACCACCTGTTGTTAGACCAGTGACGGTAAATGTGCCACCTGTGTTGTTTGTAAATAAAATTGTCCCAGCTGAATAAGTTCCACCAGTTACTCTTACATCAGTCGGCAACCCGTAATATGTTGTCGCTGATATTGTATTGGCTGTTACACCGTTTAAAAAATTGGTTGGTCCTGTTACTGTACCACCTGTAAAATAGCTACTAGTACCACCAGTAATAACAAATGTGGAATCCAAAAATTCAGCCCAAAACGCAGCACCATCTTTATTAATATAAACGATAGCTGTGTCTAAGTCTGTATATTCAGTTCCTTTTGGTGAAATGTGAGTTGGTACTCCATTTCCACTTTGCATGTAGATTCCTACTGGTAATGATACTATATTTATTGCCATTTTTCTTTTTGATTTTTTTAACCTAATTCTTCTAATGTCATCCAATTTACAGTAACATTCCCATTCCCAATAACTAAACCTATTCCAGTTGTTTGTGCAAAATCAATTACAACATCATTAACATAGTTCATTGGAACATAAATAACTTTGGAATTAGCACCACCACTTTGATATGAACCCCATTCGTATTGGTAAAAACCAGACATGGAAAACTCACTACCTGGACCTTTAACATAAGTTATTTCTAAATTTACAGGCACTCCCGATGGTTGGTTACCACCAGCAAATTCATGTATATTTCCATCATCACTTCTACATCGTAAACCATTAGTCCCATCACTTATCTCAGTATCAATATTTAACTCTAGAGCATTACCATAAGTTAAATTAGCTTTAAGTCTTAAAATTCTACCTTCTGACCAATATCCTCTTGGAAATCTACCTAATGTACCTCTAGTTAATGATGGTGATACTTCATCAAAATAATTATATGATGTTAAATCCAGATTTGTTGGTAAGTTTTGTGAAAAGATTAGTCTAGTATTCCAACCTTGGATGTCATCTTTAGTAAAGTTTGGTGTTGAATTTAATGGTGATGGCATATTCTTTTATATTAAATTTGTGTTAGGTAATGGTAAATTAGCCACAATTGGGTTAAGTATCAAATTAATTTGATTGGTTAAATTTGCTTGCATCGGTTGAACATCAATCACATTCTCTAACCATCCAGAAACTACTGTTAAAGTTAAAGCACTGTAAGGAATAAAATCAGCAGAAGATGGTTCTGGCATGTTTTGAACACCATATGTGTCAACTGTTATGTTATTCACTTCATCTGTTCCAACATATCTCCAATGTACAGCTTCAACTACGTTAGTTAAACCATTTTCAGAAATAACGCATTCTAAGTTTGGGATTACCCATGTAAAATTTATCATATTTTTTTTGTTTTTATTTTTATTATTATACTATACTTCTACTTATTAATCTAGATGTGTAATTACAGAAAACAGCTGGTCCAGTACTAGCATTACGCAACTCAACACCCAATATACCACTACCATTATCAAGAAAGTCAAAAGTATAATCAACAGTTGAACCAATATCAGAAGTAGTAACTTCATCCCATTTAATGTTGCTTAAAGTAGTGGTAAATATACCCTTCAACGTACCAGCTCTAAGGTTACCAGATTGGTCTTCCAACGAATAATCGATAAATATTGCTGAATAATAATTAGGGTTTGCCAACAATATATACCCTTGAGCACTTGATAATACTTTTGTAGCATCTGGTGCCCAAAAATGTGCCGCACCTCTAACTTGAGGCATATTTTTCGATATACTTAAAGTATTCTGTTCATTTGTTAAATCATTACCATCTGGTAATATACTATTAGCTAAACCTATAATAAGGTTACCATCACCAGTTAAATTATAACCAGCACCGTTACCTATTACCATGTTACGATTTCCAGTGGTATTAGTATATAAAGCCTCGTTTCCGATAACTAGATTGTCCGAACCATCATCATTATTATAGAAAGAATCGGTTCCAATAGATATGTTACTCCCACCAACAGTATTAAGTGACATGGCACCTGTACCAATAGCTATATTAGAACTTCCAGCAGTGTTAACGGATAAAGCTTTATAACCAACACCAACATTATTTGTTCCAGTTGTATTTAATGCTAAAGCAGAGTGTATTGCCACGTTGTTATAACCAGTAGTGTTAGACTGTAAAGCACTAGCACCAAACGCAACATTATTGTATACGCCAGTACTACCTTTACCAACAGTTAAACCATTGATAAGAGCATCACCGTTAACGTCTAACCATTGACTAGGTGTTGTTGTATTGATACCGACAAAATTAGGTCCACTATCTACAACTAATGTTGGTAACGTACCATCACCAATACCAAATTTACCAGCACCCATTCCCCAACCACCATGGCTAAGATATATATTATTAGCACCAAAACTAGTAAGGATACCTGTTTCTGAACTAGCCTTATAAAGATGTAGTGGGTAATTAGGTGATGTTGTATTGATACCAACGTTTGTCCCATTATCATATATTTGACTATTTCCTAAGAATGTTCCGTTGGCAGTGAATTTAGCCACATAGTTGGTTAAACCAGTAATGTTAGGTGTTGTAATTGTTGTTGCCGATATTGTATTGGCTGTAAGACCAGCAGTAAATACCGTTGGTCCAGTTACTGTACCACCAGTAAATGTTCCACCACCACCTGTAGAGAATCCAGTTACATTAAATGTACCACCTGTGTTGTTGGTGAATGTCGCTGTACCAGAACTGTATGTACCACCAGTTACTCTAACATCAGTTGGTAAGTTAAGGTAAGTTGTTGCAGATATAGTTACACCTTTAACTGTTGTTGCTGACACTGTTGGTCCAGTTATAAGAACTGATGCTGTTAAAGTACTAGTATCGACTGAACTAGTGAAAACCCCACTAGTTGTTCTTAATGTGTCGGTTGATGGGTTAAACCAAAGCCTATCAGCGTCCGTGTATAATCTAGCATTTGTATTTGTCGAATCTGCCCATACAATTGGAAAATTTGAGTTAGTTGAAGTGTCATCGATAACCGTAACTCTACTAGCAACATTAGCATTAGTTGCATTCAGTGCAGTTGTAGCACTAGTTGCCAATGAAGCTAAGCCAGCAAGGTTAGCCACTGTAAGTGTGTTGGTAGCTGGGTTAAATGTAAGTGTACTTGAATCAACTTGTAATGGTAAATTACCAGATGTTGACGAAACAAATGTTGGGTAATAGGTTGCATTGGTTGTTGTATTATTCGTGATTCCAGCGTTGGTTGAGTTAGTCGAATTCAACGCAGTTGTAGCACTGGTTGCCAATGAAGCTAATCCAGTAAAGTTGTTTGCAATTACTGTTGTTGCCGATATCGTTGTTGCTGTAATTGTACCACTTGCAACAAGATTAACCAATGTTAAAATATTACTAGATGGGTTGTATGTAAGTGTGTTTGAATCAACATATAAATCTCTATTGTCACCATAACCAGAAACAAATGTTGGGTAAACAACTACATCAGTTGTCGGTAAGTTAGCTGTAAATATCTTAGTTGAATTAGTAGCATTCAATGCAGTAGTTGCACTAGTTGCTTGTGAAGCCAAACCACTTAAATTAGCAACAGTTAATGTATTGGTACTTGGGTTAAATGTAAGTGTACTTGAATCAACTTGTAATGGTAAATTACCAGATGTTGCTGATGCAAACGTCACATAATATGTTGCGTTGGTTGTTGTATTATTAGTAACACCAACGTTAGTTGCATTCAGTGCAGTTGTAGCACTGGTTGCCAATGAAGCTAATCCAGTAAAGTTATTTGCTGTTACTGTTGTTGCACTAATTGTGTTAGCCGTTACACCACCCGTAAAGTTTGTTGCACCAGCAACCGTACCACCCGTAAATGCACCACTAGTTATAGTCCAAGACCTGTTAGCACTTAAATCAAAGGCTGTACCGTTGATTGTAAGTGTTCTAGCTGTTGGTACATAAGCTGTTGAATCAACAGTACCATCAGCTTTTAAGAATTGAGCTGATGTACCACCAGTTCTAATAAATGAAGTACCAGATATATTACCATTTGAAAAAATTGCAGATGTGATGTTATCACTAGTATCTCTACCTTCTAGTAATCTAGTGTTGGATAAACCTAACAATTTAAGTACAGGGTATGTTCCACTGGAATTATTTACAAAATAACCACCAAGTCCATTACCAGCACCACCACTAACACCAATACCACCAACACCACCATTATTACCATATAAAGTAGTATTAGCCGCTGATTGTGAAAAACTACCAACCGTACCATTTAATTGACTGTTAAATGTTTTCGTACCACCTATTGTTTGTGTTGTATTGTTTATAACACCTCTAGCTGTTGCACTAGCATCTGGCACATTCAATGTTATTACAGGTGTTGTAGTACCGTTGGCAACAGTAGATGACAAGTCAGTTCCAGATGTACCAAGAGTTAATGCAGCCACACTAGTTACAGTACCAAATCCAGTAACTGTAAATGTACCACCTGTATTGTTTCTGAATGTTGCTGTACCCGTTGAAAACGTACCTCCAGTTACTCTTACATCAGTTGGTAAGTTTTGATACGTTGTTGCTGATATAGTAGTTGCTGTAATTGTACCAGTTGCAACTATATTTGGTAATGTTAAAATGTTTGTACTTGGGTTGAAGGTAAGCGTACTTGAATCAACCTGTAATGGTTGATTACCAGATGTTCCACTAACAAAACCAAGATAATATGTTGCGTTGGTTGTTGTATTATTAGTAACACCAACGTTGGTTGCATTTAATGCTGTTGTCGCTGATGTAGCCAACGAAGCTAACCCAGTAAAGTTATTTGCTGTTACTGTTGTTGCAGATATTGTATTTGCGGTTAGTCCACCAGTAAAATTGGTTGCACCAGCAACTGTCCCACCAGTAAATCCAGCACTAGTTATAGTCCATGACCTATCTGCACTTAAATCATATGCTGTACCGTTGATTGTAAGTGTTCTAGCTGTTGGTACATAAGCTGTTGAATCAA